AGACGGTAATATGAACTCTATGATTAATGCTGCTGCTAAATTTGAACAGATTAGACAATCTTATAAAGGAGCATTTACTGATATGAAAAATGAACAAGAGAGTTCAGTACGTGGTGGAGCAGGATTAGCTTATGATCAAATATGATAAATAACAAAAAAGAAACCGAATGGCATTTCTGCTATTGGGATGAACCAGAATTTAATAATACAAAAAAAACTAACAACGATGGCACAACAAGTAATACCAGTAGGAAAGAAACTTTTGATCAAACAAAAGAAAGCAGAGACAATGACTAAATCAGGTTTTATTTTACCTGAAATGGCAATAAAAAGAGAATGTATAGGTACTGTAATTGGAAAAGGAAGGTCTGTAGAAGAAATTAAAATTGGTGATGTAGTTCAATACACAGAACATTGTTTACCTACGTCAATGACACATGATGAAGAGGAACATTTACTTATTCAAGAAGGAGATGTTTTTGCAATTTTAGTTGAAGTAGCGGATGTATAAAACCATTCCTACATATACTAGTGGAGAATGGACAACAACTGATTTTGTAACAGAAGAATCATTTATAAGTTATATATTAAGTATTTTTAAAGAACCTGGAGAATATGGGTTTACTAAAATAGCTTATAAGTTTAATGATGAGGCAAATACTTTTAATACGCAAGGTTTTTATTGCAATGCTCCATTTAGATCTAAAGATTTTACTAACTATTGGGAAGATCAAAAAAACAAATGTAGGGTTGGTGTAATATACAATGATGGACCAAAGAGTTTTTTCTTAAGTAGAGATTACTACATGTGGTTAAATTTTTTACCAATATTTGATAAAGAAGAAAAGCGTTATGGATTTGCTAAAGTAAGGGATGCTCAATATCACATGGCTCTTTATGAGTTATTAGCCGAGTTGACTAATAAACATTCAGCTATACTTAAAAAACGTCAGATAGCTTCTTCTTATTTTCATATGGGTAAACTTATTAATCAATACTGGTTTGAAGAAGGATCTATATGTAAAGTGGGCGCTTCACTTAAAGATTTTATTAATGATAAAGGATCTTGGAAGTTTTTAGATGAATACAAAACATTTCTTAATGAACATACAGCTTGGTATAGACCTAGCAATCCAGAGAAGGTATTATTGTGGCAACAACAAATTGAAGTCAAAGTAAATAACAGAAAAACAGCAAGAGGTTTAAAATCTAAAATACAAGGTGGTTCATTTGAAAAAAATGCAACAACTGGAGTAGGGGGACCATGTACATATTTTTTTCATGAAGAAGCCGGGATAGCACCAAAGATGTCAGATACATATGAGTACTTGCGTCCAGCAATGTCTTCGGGTATGATGACAACAGGTATGTTTATAGCAGCAGGATCTGTGGGAGATTTACAACAATGCAACCCTTTAAAAGAAATGATTTTAAATCCTAGAGCAAATGATATATATGCTGTAGAAACCAATCTAATGGACGCTGATGGCACTATAGGTATGGCAGGGTTGTTTATACCTGAACAGCACTCTATGCCCCCTTACATTGATGATTACGGTAATTCATTAGTAGAAGAAGCTGTACAAGCAATTATAGAAGAAAGATCTAAATGGAAAAATGAATTAAATGGAGAACAATTTCAATTAAGAATTTCTCAAAAACCAATGAATATTGCTGAAGCTTTTGCATATAGAAAAGCATCAATATTTCCTCAAGGTATTTTAAGTAAACAGCAAAAACGAATTGAAGAAAAAGAATACCCTTATGAGTTAATAGAATTAGATAGAGATGAAAAAGGTATAGTTGCTAAAAGAACTAATAAACTCCCAATAAGTAAATTTCCAGTAGATAAAAAACAAATAGATAAAACAGGTACTATTGTTGTTTGGGAAAGACCTATAAAAAGTCCTGAATTTGGCGCGTACTATGCATCTATTGATCCAGTATCAGAAGGAAAAACAACTACTTCAGATTCTTTATGTAGTATTTTTGTATACAAGAATGCAATGGAAGTAATTAGAACTAATGAATCAGGAGACGTAGAACAGTTTATAGAAAAAGATAAAGTTGTTGCAGCTTGGTGTGGTAGATTTGATGATATTAATAAAACACATGAAAGGTTAGAATTAATTATAGAGTGGTATAATGCGTGGACATTAGTTGAAAATAATATATCATTATTTATACAGCATATGATTGCTAGAAAAAAGCAACGCTATTTAGTACCTAAACAACAAATACTATTTCTAAAAGATTTAGGTTCTAATAAAACTGTATACCAAGAATATGGATGGAAAAATACAGGTACATTATTTAAAAGTCATTTAATTTCTTATGCTATTGAATTCTTAAGAGAAGTTACAAATGAGGAAACTGATATAAATGGTGTAGTAACAGATCAAACATTTGGTGTAGAAAGAATACCAGATCCAATGCTAATAAAGGAAATGTTAGCTTATTATCCTGGCTTAAACGTAGATAGATTGGTTGCATTTGGTGCATTAATAGCATTTGTAAAAATACAACAGTCAAACAGAGGATATACTAAAAGACGTGAATCGGAGGGTAAATCTTTGGTAAACTCAGAAAATTTGTATAAATTAAAGTATAGTCCGTTTAAAAATATTGGGCGTAGTCCAACATCTAGAACTGGCAGACCTAATAGATCAGGATTTAAAAATATTAAATAGATTCAACTAAATAAAATACGTAATGAAAGTATTAAATGCAATGCAGTTAAAGAATGGTGCTAAGGCTGAAGGAGGCCCTACGTATTCAAGCTTAACACAACCAGTACAGTTTTTACCTTCTTCAGAAAAAACTGATGATTGGGCAGCATGGAATTTAGATTGGCTAGAACTACAAGGTGTAGAATTTTTAAGATCAAATGCTAGAAGACTTTTAAAAAATTATAAGTTAGCAAAAGGTATTATTGATAAGTCTGACTATATAATTGAAGAAGACAATGATTATAAAGATATGATGGATGTCCTAACAAAAGAAAATGATTCTGCGTTAGAGCTTAAGTTTTATCCTATTGTTCCTAATGTAATCAATGTACTAAGCGGTGAGTTTAGTAAGCGTTATAATAAAGTACAATTTAGAGCTGTTGATGACAAATCATATAATGAGATGTTAGCACAAAAACAACAAGAAATAGAAAACACTTTATTGGCTGATGCAGAAATGCAATTAGTTCAAAAAATGATAGAAGCAGGAATGGATCCTGCATCTGAAGAAGCACAACAACAACTATCACCTGAAAATTTAAAAACACTTCCTGAAATAGAAGACTACTTTAGTAAGTCTTATAGAAGTAGTATAGAAGAATGGGCAACTCACCAATTAAATGTGGATGAGGAAAGATTTAAAATGCATGAGCTAGAGGAAAGAGGTTTCCGTGATATGCTTATTGCAGATAGAGAGTTTTGGCATTTCCGCATGTTAGAGGATGACTATGATGTAGAGTTATGGAATCCTGTATTAACGTTTTATCAAAAATCTCCAGATCAAAGATATATAGCTGATTCTAATTATGTAGGTAAGGTTGATTTGATGACTGTATCTGATGTAGTAGATAAGTATGGTTATTTAATGGATGAAAGACAACTATCATCTTTACAAAGAATATATCCGGCACGTTCTGCACAATATCAAGTTAATGGTTATCAAAATGATGGATCATATTATGATGCTACAAGATCTCATGAGTGGAATACAAATGCTCCAGGTTTAGCATACAGACAATATGTAAGTAATTATGGAGCTGATCCTGCAGCAGGTGGAGATATACTTTCTCAAATACTTTCTCAAAGTGAAGATCTAGAACAATGGGGTGATGGTAACTTAATGAGAGTATCTACAATTTATTGGAAGACTCAAAGAAAAGTAGGTCACTTAACTAAGATAGAATTTGATGGAGAAGTAACACAAGAAATTATAGATGAATCATTTAAGATAACTGAGAAAGCAGTTTATGATACATCAATATTTAAAAACAAATCTAAAGATACATTGCTACAAGGAGAGCATGTTGAATGGATTTGGATAAATGAAACGTGGGGTGGAGTAAAAGTAGGTCCTAATGTACCTGCTATGTGGAGAACCACAATGGATGATAATGTTAACCCTATATACTTAGGTATTAATAGGGAAAAGCCAGGAAGATTACCTTTTCAATTTAAAGGTGAAAATTCATTATATGGTTGTAAACTACCTGTAGAAGGTAGAGTTTTTTCTGATAGGAATACTAGATCAACATCTTTAGTAGATTTAATGAAAGCTTATCAAGTTGGTTACAATATGGTTAATAACCAGATTGCTGACATTCTAATAGATGAATTAGGAACAGTAATTATGTTTGATCAAAATGCTTTACCACGTCACTCTATGGGTGAAGATTGGGGTAAAAATAATTATGCAAAAGCATTTGTAGCAATGAAAGATTTTCAAATGCTGCCGCTAGATACATCAATTACAAATACTGAGAATGCTACCAACTTTAATCACTATCAGACTCTAAACATGGAGCAGACTAGTAGATTAATGTCTAGAATACAATTAGCAAATTACTTTAAACAACAATGTTTTGATTCTATTGGTATTAATCCACAACGATTAGGAGGAGCTGTATCTGCAGAAACCGCAACGGGTGTTGTAAATGCTATGCAACAATCATATGCACAAACAGAAATATATTTTATACAGCATTCAGATCACTTAATGCCTAGAGTTCACCAAATGAGAACTGACTTAGCTCAGTATTATAATAGTACTAATCCAAGTGTTAGATTATCTTATATATCTACAGAGGCTCAGAAGGTTAATTTTACTATAAATGGTACTGATCTATTACTTAGAGATTTTAACGTATTTGCAACTACTAAAACTAATCACAGAGCAATCTTAGAACAACTTAAACAAATGGCGTTAACTAATAATACTACAGGAGCTTCAATTTATGAGCTTGGTAATATTGTTAAAGCAGATTCAATATCTGAAGTAACTGATATTTTAAGAGATTCTGAAAGTAGAGTTGAACAACAAAGAGCTCAAGATATGCAGCAACAACGTCAAATGCAAGAACAACAACTTCAAGCTAAAGCTCAAGATGAGCAACAAAAACTACAAGTTGAAATGCAAGAGAATGATAAAGACAGACAAAATGATATAACTATTGCTGAAATTAGATCGGCAGGTTTTGGAGCACAAGTAGATATAAATCAAAACCAAGTATCTGATTATCAAGATGCAATGAAAGATATTAGAGAAACTACAAGGTTCCAAGAACAAACAAATCTTAAGCGTGATGAAATGGCAATGAAAGGTAGTATGGAATCTGCAAGACTTCAAGTTGAAAGAGAAAAAATTGCAGCAACAAGAGATGTTGCAAACAAAGATTTACAAATTGCAAGAACTAACAAAAATCAATACGATGTTAAAGATTCTAAAAAATCTGATAAGAAATAATTAACGTTAGCTATATACTGCAAAAAACTTTACATAAATGTAAAATAATAAAAGTTTATCTATTGTAGTATAGCTAAACTTTTATTATATTGTATATATAAGTACTAAATATTTAAACCAACAATATTATGAATACAAAAGAAACCGCTGTGAATAGCAATGTAGAAACATTAGATATTAATTTAGATGAGATCTTTAACGGTGCTCCAAGCGCTGGTGATGTAACATTACCTGAAGAAAGTAAATCTCAACCTAATATTTTATCTGGGTTAAATAAAAAAGCTGATTTTTCATTTGCTGATGTAGATGAAGACGGTGTAGATGATTTAACTAAAAAAGATTCTGTACAAGCAGAAACTAAAGAAACAAGTAATTTAGAAGATGCACTACCAGAATCTAATGAGGCATCAAAAGATGCCGCAGAATCAGCTGATGATATTTTAGATGCATTAGATGATGAGACTGAGGAAGATTTAGAGAAGAAAGAAAAAAGAGGTAGAAAGTCAATTAATGGTATATCTGATGTATTCAGCAAACTTATTAAAGATGACAAAATTGTACCTTTTGATGATGAAAAATCATTGGATGATTACAGTGCAAAGGATTGGGAAGAATTAATTGAAGCTAACTTAGAAGAAAAAGCTAATCAAGTAAGACGTGAAACTCCTAAACAATTTTTTGCAAGTTTACCAGAAGAATTACAAATTGCTGCAAGATATGTAGCAGATGGAGGAACAGATATTAAAGGTTTATTTAATACTTTAGGTAGTGTTGAAGAAACTAAACAATTAAGTCTTAAATCTGAAACAGATCAAGAAACAATTATTAAAGAATATTTAGGTGCAACTGGATATGGAACTTCAGATGAAATAGCTGAAGAGATAGAAATTTGGAAAGACTTAGGTAAACTTGAAAAGCAAGCTGCTAAGTTTAAGCCTAAGTTAGATAAGATGCAAGAAAAAATTGTTGTTAAAAAACTTGAAGAACAAGATTTAAAAAGGAAACAACAAGAGCAAGCATCTAAAAAATATATGTCAAGTGTATATAAAACACTTGAAGAAGGTACTTTAGGAGATATCAAAATAGATAGAAAAACACAAGCCATGTTATATAATGGTTTAGTACAACCTAGTTATCCTTCAGTAAGTGGAAAGAATACAAACTTGCTAGGACACTTATTAGAAAAGTATCAATTTGTTGAACCAAATTATACATTAATTTCTGAAGCATTATGGTTACTTCAAGATCCAGAAGGATATAAAGCAAAAATAATGGATAAGGGAGCTCAAAAAAGTGTTGAGCAAACTGTAAGAAAACTAAAGACTGCTGCAGCTAGTAATAGTTCTGCATCATTAGGTATACAGGAAAAAGATAGTGCTAAAAGAAAACCAGTAGGTAAGAAATTACCAAGAACCAACAACATTTTTAAACGAATTTAATTAAACAATTAAATATAAACAATAATTATTAACAACAAAAACAAGTAAAAATTATGGCAACTCCAGTATTAAATAATGGGATTTTCCTAAGAGATACAAGCTACAAGGCTAGTTCTCATGTTGATTCTTACCACCTAACACAGATGCTCGGTAACGCTGAGCCTATGGATATGGGACCAGTTGATCTTTGGGCAATGACCCAAAAGGTAGAAATGCCTTTGTATCAAATGGCATCATTTGGAGGAAAGAATACTATCATGGTGGATAATGCGCGTGGTGAGTATAAATGGCAAACTCCTATTGCACAAGATTTACCTTATATCATCGCTGATATTGAGGTAGCAAACACTACTAAAGGTGTAGATGGTACTACCTTTAAAATTAAAATTTCCAAAAGAACTTTTGGTCATGGTGATATTATCACTTATGATAAGTACAATGGATTAGAACTTTACATTACGGCTGATGATATTATCCCAGCAGGTGACGGTTTTATCTACACTGTTCAATTGGTAAACAACAACAACGCGGCTAGCTTAGATAATAAGTATTTAGCTAAAGGTACAAAGTTCTTCAGAAAAGGTTCTGCAAGAGGTGAGTATGGAGAGCGTTTTTCTGACATTGAAACAGGATCTGGTTTCCGTGAATTCTACAACTTTGTAGGTGGAGCAGAAGCACATGTACATTATTCTATTTCTAGCCGTGCTGATCTTATGATCAAAGGTGGTTTGAATGCTGATGGTACTGTACCAGTAACTGAGATTTGGAGAAACTTTAACACAGATCCTAACAATCCATCGGTACCTAGTATTGAAGGACTTGTAGCAAATATGGGTAAAGCAGGAGCTAGAGAAGCATTTGAAAATGGAACTCTTACAAGAACTTTCATTACAAATATGGAAGCAGCTCACTTATCTAAAATTGCAACGGATATTGAAACTTACCTAATGTGGGGTAAAGGTGGTAGAATTAAACAAGATGGACCGGATGATATTAGATTATCTGTAGGTTTATGGGCACAGTTAGATAACTCTTTCAAAAGAGTATATAACAAGTCTTCATTTACTCTTGACATGTTTAAGTCTGAACTTTACAACTTCTACCAAGGTAAAGTTGAATTTAAAGGGCCAGACCCACAAAGATCACTTGTTGTACAAACAGGTATTGCAGGAATGCAATTGATCAACAAAGCTATTGCTGATGAAGTATATGGTTCAGGTCTAGTTCAAAATGCATCAGATATCGGAGCTGTTAAAGGTTCAGGTATGGATTTAGATTATGGTTTTGCTTACACAAGCTTTACTATTCCTTTCTTAGCTAACGTTAAGTTTGTATTGAATCCTGCATTTGATAATTTAAATACTAATGACATTGAGAACCCATTAATTGATGGTCGTCCTCTAAGTTCTTATAGCTTTATTATCTTTGATGTAACAGATGAAGGAAATGACAACATTCACTTGTTGAAACTTTCTTGGGATAATCAACTTAAGTGGTTCTACCAAAATGGTACTATGGACTACATGGGAAGAACTCAAGGTTTTGCTTCTACTGGAAACTTCAATGGTTACCGAGTTATGATGACTCAAACAATGCCTGCTATTTGGGTTAAAGATCCAACTAAAGTTCTTAAAATTGTAATGAGAAACCCTGTTACAGGAGGATCATTCTAGAACTAAATAATTAAAGGGGAGGAGTTAATCTTCCTCCCTTTTTATTTTAATCTTTAAAACAAATAAATATGGGACTAGATATAAAGTTAGCAAATAAAACATATGAATTTTCAAATTCAAGTGTGTCTAAAATTATCTCTTCAAAATCAGTTGGGAAAGATATATTAGTCAGAGACTACGCAAATAATGCAGCAGCAATTGCAGCAGGTTTAGTCAAAGGTGATCTATACCATTCTACAGGAGATTTGAAGGTTGTAGTATAATAAAAGTCAAAAACTTTAGCAAGACTAAACATCTTGCTTTAGAAATTATTAATATATAAAAACGTACATAAAATATGTACCTTTGATTTTGTTAAATTACTAATTTTAAAAACCAAAAAAACAATGAGCGATTACACAATTGTAGAAAAGTATCAATTAGGGAAAAGTGCAACTATTGCTGTACGTCCTTTTTTTAGTCCTAATAAAGAAAATATGGGATTAGAACAATATGGATTATCACTTCATGATGGAGTATACCATGAAGAAAATCTAGCCTGTTTAGAAATGAATGGTGTTAAACGGTATATAACTGGGTTAAATGAATTTGATCCTAAAGTTAAAATGCTTCCTAAAGATAAGAAAAAAAATAAGATTAAGGAAATTAGAGATGTAGTAGCTCAATTAGAAGCAGAGTTAGCAGCTAATGTAGTTGATCCAAATGATAAGGATTTTTGGAACAAATTAACAATCATGAAACCTGACAACTCTAAGTTTTGGGATAAAATAAGTTTAAGATGTGGAAATGACCCTGTGTTTTTAGATCCAGAGAAAGATCCATATGATTTAATTAAATTACACGCAATAAATGCAGGTGGTTTTTCAATTGTAGCTAAGTCATTAAGAGAAGCTAAAGAAATGAATAACCCTCCTAAATTTTATTTAGATACAGTTGAAGAAAGTTTAAGTACTCGTACTGAATTAAGTAAAATTAAAAACAGAGCATTAGTTGAATTACAAAAATTGTATGATTCTAATACTGCTAAATTAATTTATGTTGCAAAGATATGTGATGTAGATAGTGTACAATATGTTAAATCTACACCTAATGATATTCTATATGAAAATATGGATAATTATATTAATGGGTTAGGTGCTGAGTCTTCTAAGAAAAAAGCTGCTAGTCAGTTTTTAGAGGTATCTCAACTTACAATGGAAGATTTAAAAATAAGAGCAGTGGTAAAAGACGCTTTATATTATAGATTTATAACTACAAAAGCTGGAGGTTGGATTGAACCAATTGACAGTGGTATTAGATTAGGTAAAAGACCTTCTGAAGTATTAGAGTTTTTAAAGAAACCTGAAAATGATGAAGCATTGACATCTATTTTAGAAAAAGTAGAACCATATTGGAATTCTTAAAATATAAATAATGAATAATAATACCCTTTTAATAAAACTAAAACAAAGGTTAAATAAACTAGATAGTCAAGATTTTGACAATATAGAATGTTGGCAATTTGTTGAAGCTTTTAATAAAGCTCAAGTTGAATGGTGTAGAAGAAATTTGCACGGGGGTAACATGTATAAAGAAGGTGATGAGTTATCTAAGAAAAGAATAGATGACTTACAACCTTTGTTAATTGAATTATCTTTAACAGGAACAACTACAGATAAGTATTTTGAAACTAATAATTTTCCAGTTGAAACATATTTGGAATTTAAAAAAGTTAGTACTAATGCTAAAACAGAATGTTGTCCAGCTAGAGATATGACGGTTTATTTAGCAGAAGAAGCAAATGTAAATTTAATTCTAAGAGATCCTTTAAAGAATCCAGATTTTGAATGGGGTGAAACATTTTGTACTATGATAAATAATACAATAAGAATCTATAGAAATACAGACTTTACAATAGTTAATCCAGTATTAACTTATTATAGACAACCTGTATACATAGAAATATTAAATTGTGTTGATCCTTATACAGGGGTGGTATCATTAACAAATATAGAATGTGAATTTAAAGATGATTTAGCAGAAGTAATGTTAGATGATGCTGCGGCTATTATTGCTGGGGATATAGAAAGTGTATATCAACAACAAAGAGCACAAGCTGCTGCTGAAAGAAACAATTAATATATGATATAACATTATTATTTTGTATATTAATATAGTAACACAGAAGTTACGAACAGAGTAAACTGTTAAAATCATTATATATAACCAGTGGGGGTAATGGTCCTCACATAAATTAATTAATATGGCATATTTTAATAATGCGTTTTACAAAACGTTCGTGGCATCCTCAACTGAAGCAGTTGCAGGTGTGTCAACTTCTTTGCTTACAGCAGGGGAGTTAGGGCTTGTGAAAGATTCTGATTGGACAACAATGGCCATTCCAGGAGCTGCCTTACCGGCTAATTCACACGCTTACTTGGTTCAAGGAAGTTTCTACACAAAAGACACGATTGGTAACAATCCAGGTCATGGTGGATACAAAGAATCAGTAAAATCAAAAGGTATTAACCCTAAGTACATCTCAAGAGTATGGGCTGCAGATTGTTTAACTGCTCAGCAGGCAACTGCTTCTTTAGCTTTAGGAGCTGAATGTACTCCATGTGGAACTACACAATTCATGAGAATGGATGTGAAAGGTTCTCCAGCATTACGTTTCTTAAATCACAATGCTTATGCAATTGGTGATTCTGCAAACATTTGCTGTATTGATGGACAAGAATTTTTAGATCCTGCATTAGTGTTAGCTACTGAAGCTGCACAAGTTGTTGGAAATGGATTAGCAAAAAGCGATGTAGGATACCAAGCAGGTAACCCATTAATTACTCCATTTGTAGCTGAAGCTGATTTAAATGGTGTTGAAACTGCAACTTTATCTGGTGGTGTAGGTTATTCTGCTACTGTTGGTGCTGCTTCTGCTGCAACTACTGTTCCTTCTCCTTCTGCAGGATCTGGAGCTAAAATTAACATTTTAACTGTAAGCGGAACTGGAGTAATTTTAACATTAAGTTATGCTGGTGTTGGTAAAGGTTATGGTATTGGTGATGTATTAA